TAGTATACTAGGACTTTATGCCGTATAAGGGCTCAAACGTGGAAAATGATCTGAATCCGCTTACTTTGGGCGAAATGCCTGAAGAGTACATTGAGAACGACGACGGCTCGGTAGACGTGCCAAGTGATTTGTTTCTTGATAGCTCCGTCGTGCCTGAGTTTAGCGCAAACCTGGCAGAGGTGTTCAGCAGAAGTGTGCTTACTAGGGCTGCCACTGAGCTTGTGGACCTTATCGAAAAGGACCGAGAAGCTCGCAAAAAGCGTGATAAGCAGTACGAGGAAGGCCTTCAACGCACCGGACTTGGCGACGACGCGCCAGGCGGGGCCGAGTTTGCGGGCAGCAGCCGTGTTGTACACCCGGTGCTGGCCGAGGGCTGCGTAGATTTTGCGGCAAGAGCTATTAAAGAGCTTTTTCCGGCTGCCGGCCCAGTCAAAGCATTTGTAGCAGGCGAGGTAACGCCTCAGAAGCTAGAGAAGGCTGACAGAAAGCGCCGGTTTATGAACTGGCAGCTTACCACGCAAATTCCAGGTTACCGGGACGAGCTTGAGCAGCTTTTGACGCAGCTGCCAATGGGCGGCAGTCAGTATCAAAAGTTCCTACAAAACCCTGTTACAGGCAAGCCTGAGACGGAGTTTGTGCCTATTGACGAGCTGTTTCTTCCGTATTCTGCCGCCAATATCTATACAGCGGCGCGGGTCACGCATCGCCAGCAGATCACAAAATACGAGCTTGAGCGGCGCGTAAAACGAGGCCTCTATGTTGACGTTCTTGGGCAGCCGTCAGGCACGCTGCCCGAGCAGAGCGCTTCATCTCAGGCAAATGACAAGATTGAAGGCCGCGAAGACAGCGGTTTCAACGAAGACGGTCTGCGGGCAGTGCTTGAGGTGCACGTCTGGTACTCGTTTGACGAGGACGAGCTGACTGGCGGAGAGCAGGCACCGTACATTCTGACCATTGACGAAGAGACCGAGGAAGTGCTGGGCCTCTATCGTAACTGGTTGGAAGAGGACCCTACGTTTCAAAAACTTGACTGGTTTGTTGAGTGGAAGTTTATTCCATGGCGCGGAGCTTACGCCATTGGCCTGCCTCACTTGATTGGCGGACTCAGCGCTGCGCTAACTGGCGGTTTGCGTGCTTTGCTGGACAGCGCGCATATCAATAATGCCGCAACAATGCTCAAGCTTAAGAGTGGGCGAATTGTCGGGCAGAACACCCAGGTTAATGTAACACAGGTTTGCGATATTGAAGGCCCTGCCGGCATTGACGACATTCGCAAGCTGGCTATGCCCATGCCGTTTAACCCGCCCAGCCCGGTCCTAATGGAGTTGGTAAACAACATCTACGGCCTGGCCAAAGGTGTTATTGCTACCGCCGAAGAAAGCATGAACCAGGTGGGCAATCGCACGCCGGTCGGCACAACACAGGCGCTACTTGAGTCCGGCAGCGCAGTGTACTCGGCCATTCACGCCAGGCTGCACGAAAGCCAAAAGCGCGCACTTCAGATACTACACCGTATCAACGCTCGGACTCTGGATAATGAAGTAGTCTTGGCGGAGTTTGGTGAGAGCCTTGTTACGCGAGAAGACTTTGTTGGCACGCCCGACGTCATACCCGTCAGTGACCCAACAATCTTTTCTGAGACACAGCGGTTTGCCCAGGTGCAGTCCTTGGTCCAGATGTCTGCGGACCCGAGCGTGCCGTGGAACAAGGTAAATATCTACCGGCGTGCACTTAAGCAGATGCGCCTGGAGGCCATCGACGAGCTGCTGCCTGCTCCACCGGAGCCAGTTACTAGTAGCGTTCTTGAGGAAAACTTCAAGGCTGCTCAGGGGACGCCTTTAAAGGCCGCTTCTGAGCAAAATCACGTTGCGCATATCAAAAGCCACCTGGCTTTTGTGGCCTCGCCCCTGCAGATAGCAAACCCGCTCATTCCGCCTCAGGTTTTGATGGGCCTGCTTAGCCATATTGGAGAGCACGTACAGATGTTGCAGCAGCAGGTTGTGTCGCAGGCAGCTGCTCAAGTTGCTGCTACCAACTTTGGCCTAGACCAGGACACCGTCTTCATGACTGCGCAAGAGCAGGCTGAGGAGTACCTGACAAACATGCTAGGGCCCACTATTCAGCAGGTACAGGCTTTGCAGCAGCAGCTCCAGCAAAAGATGCCGCAGCAAGCCCCCATGCCGCCTGAAGTTCAAGCTAGCATACAAATTGCACAAATGGACATTGAGCGTAAGAAGGCTTATGACCAAGCGCAGCTTCAACTTGAGCGCGAGGCTCTTGGTGCTAAGCTTCAAAGTGAGCAAGCTTATGCGGCACTGGAGCAAGCTCAGGCAGAAGCCTCGCAAAGATTGGCCGAGCAGCAGGCGGCTTTTGACGCCAATACTACCACGCAAAGACTGATGTTTGAGCGTGAAAAAGAGCAGCTTAAAGCCCAGATTGACCTGCTGACAAACAAAGCCAGCAATGAGCAGAAGCACCGCACTGAGGTAACTAAGAACCATGAAGACAACTTTACTAAGCTGGTTATTGAACGTGAAAAGATGGAAAACCAAACGTTGAGTAGCCTGGCAGACTCCCTGTTCGGTTCCGAGGGTGAAAGTCAAAGTCCCGCTTAACAATCTGCCGTAAAATGTGCTAGTCTGTCCTAGGAGATAAACATGTCAAAAGTCGTAAGTCAGCACAAGCGTATGGCCATGGGTCAGCCGGTGCCGCAGGGCAAGGGCGTTAAGCAGCTTGCCAAGGGTGGTCCTTTCAATGCAAAGCAGCCTAAAGATTGCGGCTGCAGCGGCCCTGCAAAGAAAGGCTCCAAATAATGGCACGCTTCAAGATTACCTGGGCGAGCGGCCTCGAGACTGAGTACGAGCAGTCTGATTGCCACACAGTTGAGCAGTTTATTAACTGCCGTTTTGGAGCCGGCGCCAAGCTTACTGCCAAAGTGGAGATTGTTGGCGAAAAGGTGGAGGTAGCCCCCGAGCCTAAGGCTGCTAAGCCCACGGCGCCTGAGCCCAAGGCTGCTAAGCCAGTAAAATGAGCGACAGAGTTTTGCTGAAGGCCAGGCAGTTTATCCAAGCTGACCTGGCCGATGTAAATACCGCCCTGCTAAAGGGCAATTTTGAAACGCTGTACCAAGTTGGCACGCTGCAAGGCAAGGCACAAGGTCTTGTAGACGCGCTAGCTGCAATTGACGCAGCCCTCAACGAGTTAGACGACTCGGATTAATAGGAGTTTAGTATGATTTCTGCAGCAAAGCTTGAAGAAGCTTTTCCGGATGTAACACCTGGCGTGAAGCCTTTAGGCGCACGGGTGTTGGTGCAGCTCCGCACCGTGCGTGCTAAGACCGTGTCTGGCATTGTGCTTGTTGACGACACCCGCGACTTTAATAAGGCCAACACGCAGCTGGGCAAAGTCATTGCGCTCGGGCCTATTGCCTTCTGCAACCGCGAAACTGGTAAAACTTGGAACGAGGGAGTTTGGGCGGAGCCTGGTCAGTTTGTGCGCATCCCCAAGTACGGCGGGGACCGTTTCTCAAGACGTATCCCGGATTCTGAGGACGAGGCTGTGTTCTGCATTTTTTCAGATCACGAGCTAATTGCCTGCGTAAATCCGGAAGCTTTTGAGGAGCTGGACGAGCTGCTATGAACTTAACAGTTGAGGAGCTTACTATGAACTTTGGGCAAGCATTGGAAGTGCTGAAACAAGGCCATAAAGTTGCGCGGCAAGGCTGGAACGGCAAGAACATGTTTTTGTTTTTGGTACCTGGCTCCACCTTTAAAGTAAACCGTGCTCCGCTTCTTGGTATCTATCCGGAGGGCACTGAAGTCAACTACTGCCCGCATATCGACATGAAGACGGCCGACAACAAAGTTGTTCCCTGGCTTGCGTCACAAACTGACGTATTGGCTGAGGACTGGGTGCTTGTAAACTAACTTCTGAAATAGGAGCTAATGATGGACAATGAAGTTGAATTTGACGAAAGCGGCAACGTAGTAGAGCCCGCAGCAGGCCCTGAGCATGAAGGTGCCGAGAACCAAGTTGAAGAGCAGGACGAGCGCCGTGCTGAAGGTTCCGCGGAAGAGGGCGAAGCTGAGGAGCAGGTAAACGACGAGGACATAACGGACGATGAGCGCGAAGCCATTCGTGCCCGCCGTCGTGAGGAGCGCAAGAACCGCAAGCAGCATGCCAAAGAGCGCGAAGACACGCTTAAGCGGGAGCTGGCAGCACGAGACGCTGTAATCAACGAGCTCCGAGCTCGCCAGGACGCTATTGAGCATCGCAATACGGGTAGCGAGCTGGCTCAGCTTGACACAGCCAAGCGCAACATTGCTCAGGCCTACAACTACTACAAGGATCAAATTCGCGTCGCCTCTGAGAAGGGGGACGGCGCTTCGGTGGCTGAGGCCACCGAGAAGATGATTCAGGCTCAGCGTAAGTTTGACGAGATTGCTAGCACCGAAGCGGCCTTTCGTCAGGCTAAAACTGCTCCGCAGCCCCTCGATCCGCGGCTGGCAAGTCATGCACAGCGCTGGATGTCTGAAAATCGCTGGTACGACCCTAACGCGCGAGACCAAGACTCGCTTGTTGCGCGTACCGTTGACCAGCGCCTTGCTGAGGAAGGCTGGGATCCTACCACCGAAGCATACTGGGACGAGCTGAGTGCGCGGGTTAAAAAATATCTGCCCCATCGTATTAGTGACGGTAAAATGAACACACAAGCTAAGCCAAAGGCTGTGGTGGCAGGCTCCGGGCGCGATTCCGGCGGCTCTGGCAAAACGGGTACCTACAAGTTGTCCGCAGAGCGCGTACAGGCTATGAAGGACGCCGGAATCTGGGATAACCCGGAAAAAAGAGCTGAGGCCGTAAAGCGTTACCGTGAGTTTGACAAACAGCAAACAGCAAGCTAAGTGAGGCGATTAGAATGAGCGAAAATACCAAATCCGAAGAACGCCTGGCTAAGGCTTCTGTAGGTGAGTCCCGCCAAAATCGCGAAACCGCAGATCAGGCACGTACACAGCAGGACGGTACTGTTATGTCACTTGAAGAGCGTCGCAGGCTTCTGCGCTCTGACTGGCTTCAGGAAGTTTTGCCCACTCCGCCCAAAGTACCTGGCTGGCACTTTTGCTGGCTCAGCACTACTAACGGCTCGGATCCCATCTACAAGCGGCTGCAGAAGGGCTATGAACTGGTGCGTAATACCGAAGTTCCCGGCTTTGGGCAGTTTAAGGTAGAGCAGGGCGAGTTTGAGGGCTGCGTGGCGTGCAACGAGATGGTGCTTGCCAAGATTCCGGAAGAGCTGTATCAGGATTTGATGTCGTATTTCCACTACGAGCTCCCGGTTGAGGAAGAGCAAATGCTCAAAGACAACGCGATCGACAAGCTCCGTGAGCAAGATCGCAGCGGACGCGACTTGGGCGAAATCGAAGGCTTCGATACCCTGGCACGGCGCGTTCGAGTTCCCACATTTCAATAAGGACCTAGGAAATGGCACTTACCGCCTCCCCTTACGGCTTT